TGCGCACCGATAACATCATATTTCATACGAACGGAATCACGAAGTAAAAAACCTTGCGAACGATATTCTGCTTTTACGAGTGCATCGAACTCAATCTGTTGTACATTGGTCAAAGATGTAGACATAATTGTCCCCTCTAAAAAAAGTTAATAAATAAAAAACTCGTTTTAAATTGGGCTTGAATTTGTCTGGTTGTCCAATAAGGGCCGTAAATGCAAGTTTTCCAATTTCTCCAGAAAACTGGACACTTGCATTTAGTTTAAAGATTTATCGATTATTTTGCAATCTTTCAATTTTTTCTGTAATTTCACGTCTATAGCGTGGGTCAGATTTATACTTCTCTATATTTTGAGTTAGTTCAGTTTGCAGGTCTTCTAAGCTAAACACGCCATCTGATTGCGCTTGCTCATTACCGGGTATCATTGTATTTTGTCCTAACATTTTTGACCTCAATTCTTCTAGTGCTAAAACTGCATCAGCCGTTCTAAGATTGGTTGTAAGTGCTTGAAAACTTTGTTCTGATAAATTGCTTCTAGCCCAGTTATTTAAAATATCTAAACGTTCATCTGCTTTTTCACCTAAAGCTTGTTTTTCAGCTTCATAGTCAACACCAAATTCATCTAAATATTTTCCAACCGTGGATAGCATTTTATCCATTACCTCTTGTGGAACACGCTTTGATTTTGCAAATTGAGCTAGTTCTTGAAAAGGTTCGTAATCCGGCTCAACCCATCCTTTGCCTGCTTCCCAAGAATACTCACTAGGAGCTTCACCAAAACGTTTTTGTAGTTCCTGATATGACTTGGCAACATCAGAGGCTTTTTTAAATTGGCTAGGTAACCATTCAGGTCTATCACCTACGCCCGGTGTATTATCATCTAACCACCATGCTGGTTCTGGAGTATTCGAAATTCCAGAATCTTGAATAGCCATATCTTCTACTGTTGCTGAAATAGTATCAAAACCCATTAAACACCTGCCTGTTTAGCCTCGTTATCTTTTTTAATTTGATAAGATTGTACACTACCAATAATTTGCCTAAACGCTTCACGAAAACCTTCATAAAAAACACACATATTTGGATATGTTTCATTAATAGGTCCGGGTGTTGCTGTTAGAATAAACCGGTCTTTCATGATTTCCAAAAGCTTTTTTCCATCTTCTGTATTAAAAACATGCCAGCATAACTCATCAAGAGCTATACCTTCTTTTGGTTGTTCAGCAGTTTGGTAATTTTCATAATAATTTTGCGGTTCAATATACGGATTGCTCATTTTACACCTGTGGTAGTTGAGGTGGTTGTCCACCTTGTTGCATCATCATATCCTGCATTTCGTTCCGTTTATCCTGTTGTGCCTGCATAGTTTGTTGTACTTGCGCTGGCGCATTTAATAACCGATTATCAATTTGCATTAAATCAGCTAGTAAATATGGATATTCCATTGGGTTAATAAAAATCTGTGCAGCTTCTGGACCACTAATACCTTGTAATAATTGAAAGTATTGAGTAAATCTTGCAATCTGCTCTTGTCCTTTTGCTAACGCTAATGGCGAACGATAGACAAATGATATCATTTTTCTATCAATTTGTGGATATGGTAACAGTCCCATTTTATCAAGAATATATGAGCATCTCTCAATAACAGGCCACAAGAATTCTTGTTGCAATCTTGAAAATAAAGGCCCAATACGTTCAGCAAGACTTTGTTTTTGAATCATTACTTCCGTCGCACTTACTGGTTGCTTACTGTCAGTTGGAATTAAAGAATCCGCAAACAGCAGTGAACGAATTTGCATTCTTAAGTCTTGTATCGACAATTGGCTAAATTGTGGATTAGAAGTATCAGGCAATGGAATTAATGGTACTTGCCCAGAAGAGCCTAATGGCGCAATGGGTATTACCGTCATTGGTTGCATTTTAAATGTATGTGGATTAAACACCGCATCACTAAAAGCCATGTATGGTTTAAATGTGTTTAAGTTTGCAGCAGCAAGTTCAATGCGTGCAAGCTCATTTAAACTAATAATAGATGGAAGCGCATCCATGATTGGACCACGACCATATGTATCAGCATTGGTTTTTTGAAAACGCCAGACAATTCCCGGATTAACCTCAAAGTTTTCAGTATAAAAAACATTGTTATCAGAACATACAACATACTGATATTTTTTTTCATTTTGAGGGTTGTACATCACTCCCTCATAAACAATTTTTAAAGTATAATCAGGATTGTTTTTTATTTCACGCTTCAATTCAGCAGGAAGAATTGCTTTAGGCCAACGAACAGTTATTTCATTAGCTTTAACATCTTCCCAGTTTCTATACCAAGATTCGATTTTTCCAGTCATTGCTTCTTCAATAGCAATTTTATCTAATGGAATGCTAGTAAATAATAATGGTTGTTCATCAGTATATTGATTGATAACCAAGCATGAAGTTCCAACTGCTAAATCAAAATAACATTCATTAATAACTACATCAAAATTTGAATCATGTATAAATTCAAATAGTTTGCGCATGTAATCATTAAGCATGCGTTGAGCATCATCACGACTTATGCCAGCATCATCTTCATCAAATTCTGGATCAATTGATAGAAAGCCCCATTGCGTTTGTGGAGGAGTCATTGCAGTATGGAGCTTACTAACAAAAGTTTTTGTTGCCTCAATCGCCGTGGTATCGTACACACGAGTACCTTTTGCTTCACCTTGTTGTTCTTTAGGTCGCCAAAAACGATTGCGGTTTGGTATTGCGTAAAAATAACATGCTTCATGCAGACTAGCCCAAAGGTAGCTTATTTGCATAGCACGGTTGTATCGTTGCTTAAATTGGTCTAGTAGCTCAGCCATGTTTTATCCTAATTTTTCTTGCATTCCAGAAGCATCAGTCATTGGTTGCATAAATCCACCTGCACGATACTTTCTTCTCATAGCACGAATAGTTTTTTCTTGTATACGTTTTTGTTCTGCTTGTTTTTCAGCTCCAACACGTTGTTGTTCAGCTATAGCAGTTTCTTTTTGTTGATAGTACTGACTAATCATATCAGACTTCATTCGTCTTTCAGCAGCAGTTTGATGAGGAATAACACTTGCTATTGCGCCTTCTAAATTTTTTAAACCTTTTGATAACCAGCTCATTTTATCTCCTTAAATCCATATATGGACATAGATTGTTTTTTCTGCAAACTCATGCGTCTTTATTTCACGGTCTACAAATATTATTCTATGAGGTAGTTTAATTTGTTTGCGTAAAGCCCGCAATTGGGACGATATTGTTGCCATTGTCTACGCTCATCTTAACTAGGTCGTCTTTCATCTTATCAACTTCGCTTTGCAGTTTAAAGCTTTCATAACTTCGTATGCCGATATTGATAGATTCCATCAGTTGCTTAACTTCAGATGCAGTTAAATCACCTTCTCCAGCTTGTTGAACAAGTTGTTTATATTGGGTATATGGGTCTGCGTGTTCATCAATGTTTAATCTAATTCTTGATTGCTTTCCATGATTAAACTTCTGCGCACCAATGCCTTCCCAATATCTCCAGTTAAAATCTAAATTATCTGCATTTTCTTCGCCTTCACGTTCCCATAGAACTTGCGAATGTAAATGTGCTATTCGTGAGCATTCATCAAATATAGGATGGCTTCTTCGCCATCTGTAATATGTTCTATCAGAAACTAAAGCTTGGGTGCAAAATTCAGCAACTGAACCACCATTGCCTATGATTTCTAAAACCATTAAACAATGTTTGTTTTCATCGTAGCTAATATTTTTTTTAACTGTTGCATAAATTTTTTTAGGGTCTAATTTGGTCATTGTTAGATTCTCCTTTACAATCATTATGTATAATATTTAAAAGGAATACAAATGATTGATAATAAACAGCTCAGAGAGTTAATTATAAAGCCATCACTAGACTTGTTGCAAATGTATAGTGCAGAAGCTGAAGAATTACTCGTTTTTACTTGTGCCTGTGAATCCTTAGGTGGTACATATCTTAAACAAGTTAAAGGTCCAGCTCTGGGAATTTATCAGATGGAACCAGCTACATATACCGATATTTGGCAAAACTATATTAAAAATCATGGTATGGTTGTAAATCTTCTAACCTTAAATTTTTCTTGTCATAACATGCCGTTACCAGAACGCATGATTTATGATTTAAGATTTGCGACAGCGATGGCAAGACTCCACTATCGTAGACGCAAAGAACCTTTACCAAAGGCCACGGACATAGATGGTGTATGGGAATACTACAAAAAGCATTACAACACACACCTAGGAAAAGCAGAAAAAGATACTTCAATCAAACACTATCTGAAGTACATAAAAGCGTAGCTTCATGATTAAATTCTTGAACATCTTTTAATTCTATAATTTGTAAGCAATGACTGCACATCAATGTTGTTGCTTGCATAACAGACGCTGATTTAACGTAACTCACCGCTAAAAAGTTATGCGCTTCACTAGGATTGACATAACACTTAATATTTTCTTGATACCATTCCATTTTACTCATCGCTATCTCTCCATCAATTATCGCAGGCTATATGATATCCCGATGCAGCCGATGAAGTATAGTGTTGATGTGTGAGGGGGGAATTAACTCCGAGTAACAAATAATATGCTTAATTCCTGCG